AAGTTCGGGCCGACCTGACATGGCGCGGATCACTTGGCTCGGCGAGGCCGAATGCCTCTGGAACGAGGTCACGTTTCCGCCCGGCGTGCCGGTGGAAATCTCCGATCAGTACATGCTCGGCAAGGCGCGGAATAACCCGTTCTTCAAGGTGGAAACGGACGTGAGCTTCTTCGACGATCCGCCACCATCAGCCCGCGAAGACGGGCGTCTGCGCCCTGATGTCATGCCTGAAACATGGACGAACACGCCCGAGGTTACCGATCGACAACCGCTCAAGCGCAAGCGCGGCCGGCCGCCGAAGGTGAGGCACAATGGCGAGTAACTACGGCGAGTTGAAAAGCGAGCTGTCGGACCTGTTGTTCAATCAGCGGTTCATCGCGCGCTACGATCGTTTTACGCGCTCGTTCGAAACCGACGCTAATTCGCGGCTGCGCGTGCTGCCGATGGAAGCGTCGGTGCTGCTCACCACCGTGAGCGGTGACGTTGCTTTGCCGGCCGACTATCTGCTGTGGCGCACGGTACGGCCGACGTTGACCGCGACGCCGGGGCCGACCTTCCATCAGCCATTCGCGGAACTGGATTATGTGCATCCGGCTTATCTGCCCCCGGTGGGCCGCGGCTATAATCATCTGTTCACCATCGAGGGCAACACGTTCAAGGTGCGGCCGGTGGATGATCGCGCCAATGCCTACGAATTCCACTACTACCAGAAAATCCCCACGCTGGTCGGCGCCAACACCAACAGCAACTGGTTACTTACCGAATATCCCAACGCCTACCTATTCGGGCTGATGGTGGAAGCTGCCAGCGACGGCCGCAATGCGGAGATGGCGCAACTCTACAAGGCGCGGCGCGATGAGGTGTTTCAGGAAATCATCCAACGCTATGCCCTGACCACCGGCGCCACCAGCCCGAGCGTGCGTAGCGCGGAGTATTTCTGATGCAGGTTTTCGACCGCGATGGCAACGAGATCGCCGATTTTGACATCTCGGAAAAGCAGCAGAAGCTGCTTGAACTCGGCGAGGAAATCGTGGTGCTGTTTCACACCCCGCAATTGTTCCGTGGACTGCTCGGCGAGCGCAGCGGCTCGTTTATGCTGCGCAAGATCGGCGCCCGCATCATCGCCATGGATGACGGCAGCGTGCGCAAGTATGCCGACATGCTGCGCGCGGTGAAGCAAGCGCGGGAGAACGCCTGATGCCCGCGCAGAAGCTGCCGATCGAATTTAGCGAGTGGCGGCCCGATATCGCCGAGCTTGATACCAAATTCGCATCGGAGGTCGAGAACGTATTTGCGGGCGTGAATTCCTACCTGCCGTTTCCGTCGCTGCTGCCGATTGGCACGGCTCCACTGCCCGATGCCTGCGGGCTGTACTCGGCGCGCTCGTCGTCGGGCGAATGGAAAATCTACGGTGGGACACCGACCAAGCTATACACTTGGAGCCTCAATGCCTGGGTAGACATTAGCCGCACCACCGGCGGCGCCTACAATGTCTCGCCTGGTGATCTGTGGATGTGGGAGCAGAGCGGCCAGAAGCTGGTGGCCGTCCAGCAGAACGACAACCCACAGGTCATCGACATCGACACCGGCACCCATTTTGCCGATCTCGCCGGCTCGCCGCCGAAGGCCACCAACGTCAAGCAGATCGGCGATTTCCTGGTGCTGTCCGGCCTGCCCAGCAACAAGCGCATCATTCATTGGTCGGCGGTCAACGACATCACCGGATGGATCATCGGCACCAATCTGTCGGACATGCAGGAATTCCCCGACGGCGGCCCGGTGCAGGGCGTGGCCGGCGGTGAGATGGGCTATGTGCTGCAGGATCGCGCAGTGCGGACCATGCAGTTCCTGCCCGGCGACACGACCTACATTTTCAACTTTTCCCGCATCCTCGACGATCGCGGATGTATCTCGAAATATGGCTACGACAGCATCGGCGCCGTGCTCTACTTCGCCAGTGAGGACGGCTTCTACAGTATCACCGGCCAGCAAGTGACGCCGATTGGCGTAGACAAGGTCAACGACTGGTGGCTGGCCAATACCGATGTGACGCGGCGCAACTTCATTCATTGCATTGCCGGTGTGAACAAGCCGCGCATTGTGTGGGTGATGCACAACTCGTCCGCCTCGCACACCTACGACCGAGAAATGATTTTTGATTGGAGCAATAGCCGTTGGACGAAAGCCGCCGTGGCGGCGTTGGTGTTTGGCTCGATCGCCTCGCTTAATCTCGATCTCGACACCGATGGTGCGGAAGTCAACGACGTGCATCTTGACACGCCGCCATTGCCGGCCGCAATGAGCCTCGACAGCTTTGCCTATGTCGGCGGCCGTCCGTTCATCGGCGCGATTGATCCTGACGGCCTGCTGTCGAGCCTGCAGGGGCCAAATATGCCGGCCACGATGGAAACCGCCGAGGTGCATTTGAACCCCGGCATGCGCTCGTTCGTCAGTGACGCCTATCCGCTCGATGATGCCCGCGACGATGCTACCGGCACGGTTGCGGCCGGCACGCGCGAACGGCTGCAGGATGGGATTGTGTGGGAGCCGCCGGTCATGCTGGAAATCACCGGCTCGGCGGCGCTGTACTCGTCATCGCGGCTGCATCGGTTCCGCCGCTTCATCCCGCGAGCAACGGTGTGGACCCATGCGCAGGGCGTGGTGATCGAGGCGCAGCAGGACGGCACGGTAGCATGACATGGCCGACAACGGGGTGCGGGCGCCATTTCGCATAGCGTTTGACAACGCCCGTGACCCCTACACCGCGCGCAATGCGCTCGGCATTCCGCAGAGTGTGCTCACCGGCGGTGGCGGTGGCGGTGGCGGCGCCCCGGTCGGCGCTCAGTACATTGTCGCGGCAACCGATCCGACCCTGACAGCCGAGCGGGTGCTGACCAACACGGCCAGCATTACCTGGGATTTCACTACGCCGGGGCAGGCCAAGGCCAATAGTGCGGCCGGCGGCGGTAATGTCTCTAATTCCGGCACGCCCACGCTCGGGCAATATGCCAAATGGACGACGGCAACCACCATCCAGGGCGTCAGCGCGGCAACGGTGCTAGGGGACATCGGCGCGCAGCCGCTCGATCCTGATCTCACTGCAATCGCGGCACTGACCGGCACTAATACGATCTACTACCGTTCCGCTGCCAACACATGGACGGCGGTGACGATCGGAACGGGCCTGTCGTTCACTGGCGGGACGTTGGCCAACACCATCCCGGCCGGTGGCAACGTGTCGAACAGCGGCACGCCCACAGTCGGGCAATATGCCAAGTGGGTGACGGCAACCACGGTGCAGGGCGTGGCGCCGGCCACGGTCCTAAGCGACATCGGCGCGCAGCCCGCCGGCAGCTATCAGCCGCTCGACGGCGATCTGACAGCCATTTCCGCGCTCGCTGGCACCAATGTGATCTATTACCGCTCGGCGGCGGATACATGGAGCCCGGTGACCATCAGCACGGGGCTATCGTTCAGCGGTGGTGCGCTGACCTGCACGGTGAGCACGGCCGGATCGCAGCCGCTCGACGCCACACTGACCGCATTGGCGGCCTACAACACCAACGGCCTGCTGACGCAGACGGCGGCCGACACATTCACCGGCCGCACGCTCGCGGCACCGGCCGCAGGATTTACCATCACCAATCCCGCCGGCGCCGCGGGCAACCCGACCTTTGTTCTCGCTAACGACCTGGCATCGCTTGAGGCCGCGGCCGGGACTAATACGATCTACTACCGCTCGGGGATCGACACTTGGTCACCCGTCGTCGTCAGCACCGGGCTAGCATTCTCGGGCGGTAATCTGACGGCCACGGCTGGCGGCGGTAATGTCAGCACCAGCGGCACCATCACCACCGGCCTGTATGCCAAATGGGTGACGGCGACGACAATCCAGAGCGTTGCCAATGCAACGGTGCTGTCCGACATCGGTGCGCAACCGCTCGATGCCGATCTAACCTCGCTGGCGGCCGCAAGTGCGACCGGCGCGATCTACTATCGATCGGCGGCCAACACCTGGGCCACGGTGACGATCGGCGCCAACCTGACGTTTACCGGCGGCACGCTGGCGGCCACTGGCAGCGGCAACGTCAGCAACAGCGGCACGCCGGTTGCCGGTCAACTCGCCGAATGGGTAACAGCAACCACCATCAAAGGTGCCACCGGCATCCACGGCATCACCAACGGCAGCAATGCCGCGGCCGGCGATGTTGGCGAATATGCGGATAGTGGAAGCCTCGGCGTTACGGCATCAGCTAGCACGTGGACGGCATTAGGCACGATATCATTGCCGCCCGGTGACTTTGATGTCTGGGCCGCAGCTACTTTCAACACGACCGGCGGCAGTTTCGGGTACTTGTCCATCGGACTTGTACCTAATGCCGGTGATCTAACGCCGGGGCGGATTGTCAGCGGCTATGCCGGGCCCAGTGGCGATATGTATGCCATCGTTGGCCCCACCCGGCTCAACGTGACCGTGGGCACAGGTGTCTCTCTCAATGCCTATATAGTCGGCGCCAGCACTACCGTGAACGGCAATGTTTACTGGCGCAGGCGGCGCTAAAGCGAGGACGATATGGCTTTGACCTACGAGCAATCGGCCGAATTGATGAAAGACCCGATCTTCATCGGCCGCGTGAAGGTGGCGTGTCTAAAATTCGCAAGTTTCATCTATGGCGAAGCCTCGACCGTGCCGGCGCACTCAACTCGCATTAAATGGGCACAGCAGACGTTCAATGTGCCTGATGTGAGTGCCGCAAATGTAACGCCAACGACAGTCATGGACCCTGCCGTTCAAGCGGATGGCTCGGCGATTACCGACACGGCGCTGCAAAGCGCGGTAGAAAACGCCGTCAACAAGATGCTCTGAGGGATCAGCCAATGCCCGGCGAAGACATTCAATCATGGTCGGTCACTGCGAGCGACAACGGCAACTCTGATACCGCGATTAATTGGGTAGAGGGACAGCCGCGGGCGTCAGTGAACAATTCCGCGCGCTCGATGATGGCTGCGCACGCCAAGGATCGCAACCTACTCAACGGCTCCATCGTCACTGGCGGCACCGCCAACGCGCAAACCTTCACCTCGGGCGTGAGCTACACCGCGGTGCCAACCGGGTTGCGGGTATTGCTGACGATCGGCGCCGGCCTGAGCAACACCGGCGCCGTCACGCTCAACATGGATGGCATCGGCGCAATTGCGGTCAGGGATCAGGGCGGCATCGATCTCGTCAGCAACATGCTGACGGCCGGCAGCAAGGTTGATCTGGTCTATGACGGTACGGTGTGGCGGCTATTGCACGCGACGGGAACGCGCACGCGGCGTGGCGTGCTCGGGCTCAAGGGCGGCAAGGTTTCCGATTTCGGTTTTCTCTTCACCTGGGACGAAGCCTTGCTGTGCGATGCCGATGGCGGCCCCGCCGTGGCCTCGCGCAACGGTAGCATATCGATCAACGGCGCGACCAGCGGTCCCGGTGCTGCCGATGGTGTTCTCGTTGGCGGCGACATCAGTTGGTATGCCATATGGGGCGCGGGCGTCGGCTTTTCCGGGGTTGTCTCCAATGCCAATCCGGGTGTCGGGCCGACCTTGCCGGCCGGTTATACCCACTGGTGCTATCTCGCGACCGGAAAGTTTTCCGGTGTCTCTCCGTTTACCACAATCATCATTCGCGGCAACAAATGCACGTTTCAAGATCAGCAGTTGATCGTGTCGGGCGGCGGCTCGACGCCGTGGGCCGCTATTGATGTCAGCGCCTTAGTGCCGTTGGTGGCGACCAATTTCATGGTGTCTGGCAGCGGGACGGCGACCGGCATTGGTGCCTCTGGCACACTGCTGAAATTCTCGCCCAACACCGCCGACGCGGTCTGGCAATTTCGCATCGATGTGCAAGACGCACAGAACAACAATTGCCACTTTAATTTGATCGCGCCGAATGTCGGTCAGGCGTTGCACTATGGCTGGTCAACACTCTATGGCGCGCTCGCTGCCACCACTCTCGATCTGTATCTCAATGGTTACGAAATTTCCAACGGCGGCTAATTGTGAAGCTGCTGCCGATCCCGCTGACCGAGCACGAAGCGTGGGCGAAATCCTGGTTGCCATTTCTGCCGCGCATTGCGCGGCGCACGCATGAGAGCATCGCCGACCTGATTGGACAGGTTGCCCGGCGCGAGGTGCGACTAGTGCTGGTGATGGACGCCGACAAGGCCCACGCGCTGATCGGCGTCCGCGTTCATCAGATGGACGGCAAGAGTTGCGGCGACATCATTTGGACCGCCGGCTTTGGCCGTGAACAATGGCAAGACCTGTTGCCTGACCTCGAACAGATGCTGCGCGATGCCGGGTGCGTCATGTGCCGGCCGATCTGCCGGCCCGGCTGGTCGCGCTACCTGAAAACGCAAGGTTATTCGCTAAAGCACATCATCATGGAGAAACCGCTATGAGCAGCGGCGGCCAGCAACCTGTCACCCAGCAAACCCAGCAAACCCGCGACCCATGGTCGGCGGCGCAACCGCATTTGATCGAGGGTCTGGAGAACGCGCAAGGGCTGTTCCAGAGCGGCGTCGGCTATCAGCCCTGGACCGGCGCAACACAGGCGGGGTTGGACCCGCTGGTGTCGCAAGGCATGGGTGCACAGCAGGGCCTTGCATCATCCAATCTTGGCGGCACCGCAGGGATCAAGGCCGCGCAGCAACTTGGGCTGCAGCAAATCCAGGGCGCCGGTCAGCAGAACCCATATTTGCAGGCCATCCTCGACACCTCCAATCGCCGGATCGGCGACCGCATCAATTCATCCATGAGTGGCGCCGGCCGCTATGGCAGCGGCCAACACACCGACGTGATGGCGCGGGCGCTGGCCGAAAGCGCAAATCCAGTCCTAGCGGAAGACTACAATCAGGGCCTGCAGCGCGCGGGGCAATGGGCGCAACTGATGCCGAAGCTGGACGAGGCGCAATATGCGCCGGCTCAATCCCTGATGGCGCTCGGGCAATACAATCAGGAACGCGCCCAAAGCCTGCTCGAGGACCAGATCAAGACGTACAACGCACAGCAAGCGCGGCCGTGGGAGCAACTGGCACGGTACAATGCAATTAGTGGCGGCGCGGGCGCCCTGGGCGGCAGCATGGCCGGCTCGCAGACCACGCCGATCAACCAGCCATCGACCCTGCTAAAGTTGTTCGGCGGCGCCGCAGCTGGGGCCGGCATTGGCGGCTCGTTCGGCGGGCCGGCGGGTGCGGGCATAGGTGCGCTCGGCGGCGGCCTGCTCGGGCTGCTCTGATGCCGCTCGGTTCTTGGTACTCGCAACTGCCGCCGTTCGGGTGGTTTGATCCCCAGGACCGGCCCGGCTCGGCGGCCTATCAGGTCGGCGGGCGGTCCATACCGGACAGCCAGCAGGGCATTGCGCTGCCGACGCGGGGCGGCCTGGGCAAGTGGTACAACGTCACGCCACCGGGGAGTGATCGACCATTTCCAATGCAGCAGACCGATATCGGGCCGGACCCGCGAACCGGGCGCGGCGTGGACATCAGTGCGGCCGGCGCCCACCAGATGGGTTACAGCCCGAAGAACTTTCCCACCGATGCCAATTTCAAGGCCGAGCCGATCGAC